GGGACATGGTCCCGGCCTACCTCGAGGCCGTCCGCGTCGTGGGACCGCGCTGGGTCTGGATGGAGAACACCCCAGGTTTGCTTACTGCTCTCGGCGCAGACGGGCGTCCCTACCTGTCAGGAGTTTTCGGGGCCCTGGTCGAAATGGGGTTCGATCTCCGGTGGGGCGTACTGGGAGCGGACGATGCCGGAGCTCCCCACGAGCGCAAGAGGTTCTGGCTCTGCGGGCGCCGCGTGGCCGACCCCTGACGCCGCGGCATCGAACGACCGCCAGGACGCGGCGACCTACGAAAGCCGCCGCCGCCGCCTGCAAGAGAAACACCGCAACGGGAACGGGGCGGGGCTTGTGCTCGCCCAGGCCGCAAGGCGTACCTGGCCCACCGCCACCGCCACCGACGCTGCCTCTGCCGGGAACCGGAACCTCGAGGGGTCGAAGGCCCACGCGGGGGAGTCTCTGACGGACGTGGTGACGGGCGGGCAGGCGGCGAGGAAGTGGGCCACCCCAAACGCCGGAGATGACCGGGGCGCCTCGGTCGGCCTCGACGCGGCCCTGGCGCGCCACGCGGCCAACGGCGTGAACAAGCAGGTCGGCCTGCGGGACCAGGTGCCGCGTGCGGCGTGGGCGACGGCGACGGCGAACGACGCCAAGAACAACGGCTCCGCAAGCCAGGTCGGCAAGGGCGACGGGGCCGACAACCTCAACGCCCAGGTCGGCGGGGCGCTGAATCCTGCCTGGGTCGAGATGTTGATGTCGTGGCCGATGGGTTGGACCCAGCTCGCCCCGCTCGGCGGCCTGGTCTGGCCGGGCAAGGATGGGATCTGGCCGGCGCCGCCCGGGCCCGCCTACCCCTGGGAGCCGCCGCGGTTGACTGAGCGGGTCCCGGGTCGGCCGGGTCGGCTGCGGATGCTGGGCAACGGACAAGTCCCAGCCACGGTGGTGCTCGCGTGGCGGCTGCTGTCGGGGGAGGGGTGATGGCTGGGTACATGGCTCCTGCGGTCCGTGGTGACTGGCGGACACCCGCCGAGGTGGTCGAGCAACTGCACCTCCTGTGGGATGGCGGGCCGGATCTCGATCCGTGCGCCAGCATGGAGGCGCCTCCTGGCGAGCTCATCGGCAAGGTCAACCTCTTCGGCACGCCGGGGATGGGTGATGGCCTGGCGGAGCCCTGGTTCGGCCGCGTCTACGTGAACCCTCCTTTCGGCGACCTGGCGGCCTGGATGGTCAAGGCGGTCGAGGAGCACGAGACGCACAGCGCGGAGGTGGTGGTCCTGCTGCCGGCCCGCACCGATACCCGCTACTGGCACGAGCAGGTGGCCCTGGCCGACGCGATCTGCTTCTGGCGCGGGCGGATGAGGTTCGTCGGGGCGCCGGCCGCTGCGCCCTTCCCGACGGCGCTCGTCTACTTCGGGCCTCGGCCCTGGGACTTCCAGCGGGTGTTCACCTCGAGGGGGATGGTGGTCTGCCCATGACCTTGCGCCTTCGCGCCGATGCTCTGCACCGGCCCGCGTCCCTCGGCACTGAGTCTGTCCACGCCCCAGAGGCCCAGCAACGGCCCGACCGGGCGAACGTCCATCAATTCGCGGCGCAACCAAAAAGGGGTGGGTGATGGCAAGGCCTGGTCTCATGCGGCACCGGAAGTTTGCCCGGCTCGCCCGTCTCATCGGCAACGAGGTGATGGCGCGCGGCCACCTTGAGCTGCTCTGGGAGGTGGCCTACGAGAACGGCGACGACCTCATGGGCGATGCCGGGGACCTGGAGCACCTGGCTCGGTGGGCCGGGGAGCCTGGGGGGCTGGCCGGCGCGCTGGTGGAGTCCGGCTTCTTCGAGCTGGCCGACGGCCAGTACCGGGTCCACGACCTCTGGGACCACGCGCCGGACTACGTCCGAAAGCGGCGCCAGCGTGAGTCCGAACGGCAGACCAAGGGTGCCGGACTCAAGGCAGTGACCGGTCAGTGTCCGCCGGGCGGCGCCGAAGGTGGAGAACCGGCGCCGAACGGGAGGACTCGCGCTCCCGCTCCCGCACCCTCTCCCACAGAAACTACTCCCCCCCCTGCGCCGGCCTCGGTGCTGCTGGGTCGGGAGCAGGTGCTCTCGAGCAAGTACCCGAAGACCGCGGCGCTCATCGCCGCGTGCGAGGCGGCCGGGTGCATCGCCGGCTGGCCCAAGGAGCCCGCCACCCGGGCCGCGGTCGAGGCGGCGGCCGGGAGTCGACCCGTTGCGTCCGTGGTCCCCGGCCTGACGGCCGCCATCGCTGAGACCGGGAAGCCCTGGCTCGGTCACCACCTGGCGGTCATCCTCGGCGCGGCGCCGAAGCCGAAGCGGCCGTCGCTGCCGCCGGACTTCCACGACGAGGCGTGGATCCCGCCCGGCTTCGACGTGAACCGGTGGCGGACCATCCGGGCCAACGTCCTGGCGGACCACCCGGGCGGCGCCGAAGAGCTGCTCGCGCAAGCCAAGGCCAGGTTCCTCGAGGGCCCGTCGGCCTGGGGGCCCACGCCATGACCGACGACGAGGCCCTCCAGCGCCTCCGGGACGCCCTCCTGCGGGCCCGCCAGCGCGCCGCGGGTGGTCTGCCATGCCCCCCGAGCTCTGCGATGCCCCTGCCTCAAGCCAGGGCCCTTCCTGTGCCACCCCCATTCACGGAGCCGGAGAAGGAGCCAGGGGATGACTGACCCGGTGGGGATGCTGGTGTTCGTTCTGGCGGTGGGGGTGGCGGTCGGGAGGTTGACCTCGAGGCAGTGGGACAAGCAGCGCACGCGGTTCTGGTGGGAGGTGTGACCATGGGGAACGAGAACAGGCAGGGCCCGAGGGTGCGGGCGAACGTGCCGGCGGCCATCCGGGCGGAGGTGGACCGGGTGCTGGCCGGCGCCGACGCGGAGGACTTCATCGAGGCGGTGACCCGGTCCATCGGCTGCGCCTGCGGGGCGGCCCACGTCGAGGCCCGGGACAAGGTCTTCGTCGACTCAGGGGGCGTGGTCCATCGCCACGGGGTGCCCTGCTACACGGTCGAGCCGAAGCCGGAGCGCGCCGGCCGGGCCGGGGACCAGCCGCTCCCGGAGCAGGGCAAGCAGAACGTGGTCGACGACCTCATCACCCACCTCCGGGCGCGCATCGAGCTCGGCGTGAAGCGGTACGGGCGCCCCTTGGAGACGTTCAACGGGAGGGACGCCCACCAGGACGAGCTCGAGGAGTTCGTGGACGGGTGGATCTACCGGTGGCAGTCCAGGATGGAGCGGGCCGCCCTCCAGGAGGAGCTCGAGAAGCTGCGCGCCCAGGTGAAGGTCATGTGCTGCGGGAAGGGCGGGTGCTCGAAGTGAGCCGCCACGGCAGGCCCATCTGGTTCAACGACGCCCGGCCGGTCCACGCCATGTGCCCCGAGCAGGAGCTCTGGGTGGGCGTGGTGACTCAGGCCATGCAGGAAGCGGTCATCATGCTCGGCTCCGGCGTGGCGGCCTCCCGCCGGCAGTCCAAGGACGCCTGGGTGTGGCTCTTCCACCCCAGACAGGAGCGGGACTTCTTCGAGGTCTGCTTCATGGCGGGCCTCAAGCCCTGCTGGGTCCGGGAGCAGGTCAAGCGGTACTGGGCCGACAAGGACTACCGACAGTCGGCGGTCCCGCTCATCCACGGCATCAAGCCCTGGGAGCACCTGGTGTCCCTGGAGGCCGCTTGAGAACCCCCCTCGACGACCTCCTGGGGCTGCGGCCGCCCCGGGAGCCAGACCCGAGGCCCACCATCCCGCCCCGGTTCTGCGTGGTCTGCGGCGAGCGGCGTCTCCGGGCCGACAACAAGACCGGGAAGTGCGCGGTCTGCCAGGTGCTCGGTCACACCCCCAAGGCCGACAAGCCTCCCAGGGTGTATCGGTTCACCAAGATGACCGAGGCCCAGCTCCGCCGGCTCATGGACGACGCATCGGCTGAGATCCGCAGGCGCCGGGAGGCTGCGGCCTAGACCTAGGTTTGCGGAGTCGGCTCCGGGTGCCGCAAATGCTCCCCCATGGGGGCACGCAAGACCAGCGGCAGGGTGGACCGGGGCCTGACTCCGAAGCAGCGCAAGTTCGCGCTGGAGTACCTCGTCGACCTGAACGGGACCCAGGCGGCCATCCGCGCCGGGTACAGCGCCAAGGCCGCGGAATGTCAGGCGTCCCGCCTGCTAAGGAACGTCAAGGTCGCGGCCCTGCTCGCCGGGCGCCTCCAGAAAGCCGAGACCAAGGACTGGCTCAAGGTCGAGGATCTGGAGCGCGAGCTCTCCCGCCTGGTCAACTTCGACCCGGCCCAGCTCATCGGCGCCGACGGCAAGGCGCTCCCCCTCCAGGAGCTCGACGAGGACACCCGCCGGGCGCTGTCGGGCGTCGACGTGGAGGAGCTCTTCGAGGGGCGCGGCGAGGAGCGGAAGTTCGTCGGCCTGCTGCGCAAGGTGCGCTGGCACGACAAGCGCGCGGCCATCGAGCTCGCCATGAAGCGGCGCCAGCTCCTCGTCGACCGGCTCGACCTGGGCCTCCCCGCCAACGTCTCCGTCTCCATCAACTTCTCCAAGAAGGCAGGCTGACCTTGTCCGAGTCCGAGCAGGTCCCGCTGACGGTGCAGACGGCCACGGCCTACGTGAACCACCTCGTCATCGAGTTCCTGCGCCAGGAGGCCGCTGCCTTCCGGGTGCTGGTGGCCGACGAGACCTCGCCGCGACTGGACCGGGACGACGCGGCCCTGGTGGCGGCTGCGGCAGACCAGGCGGTCAAGCAACTCGTGGCGGTCAACAACCTCATCATGGCGGAGAAGCAGCTCGTCCAGGTGGCGAGCGTCATCGAGGTCCCAGGGGCCCGCGGTCCGCGGAGCCTCCAGTGAGCGAAGACCTGGGCAGCGCCCCGGCGGGCACGAGCGGCTCCAAACCGCACGGCGCGAGGGTCGGCACCTCGGCAGCCCGCAAGCAGCGCGTGGCCAGGGTGACGGCCGCCATCGCCGAGAAGTTCCGGGGCGACTCCACCTCCTGGGTCTGGGATCAGATGGCCATCGGCGTCCACCTGGCCGCGGCGCTCATCCTCGAGCAGGGGCGCGCGAGGGGCCACCTCTCCTGAGCCAGGACATCGACATCGCCTACGAGGCGCCGCCGACGGTCGGGGACTTCATGTCCTCGGGCGACTTCGTGCGCTGCCTGGTGGGCCCGGTCGGCTCGGGCAAGAGCTCCGGCTGCTGCGTCGAGATCCTGCGCCGCGCCATGGAGCAGGGGCGCGGCCCGGACGGCCTGCGGCACACCCGCTGCGTCGTCATCCGAAACACCTACGGGGAGCTCAGGACCACCACCCGCAAGACCTTCGAGCAGTGGGTCCCGGACGCGCTCTGCAAGTGGCACGAGGCGCAGTTCACCTGCGACATCGCCTTCAACGACGTGCGCTGCGAGGTGATGTTCCTGGCCCTGGACCGCCCGGACCACGTCAAGAAACTGCTCTCCTTGGAGTTGACCTTCGCCTACATCAACGAGGCGAAGGAGATCCCCAGGGCCGTCTTCGACATGATCCAGACCCGGCTCGGCCGCTACCCTGCCAAGAAGGACGGCGGGGCGACCTGGTTCGGGCTGTGGATGGACTCCAACCCGCCGGACACCGACCACTGGATCTACCGGGTCTTCGAGGAGGCCAAGCCGGAGGGCCACTCCATCTTCCGCCAGCCGGACGGGCTCTCGCTCGAGGCGGAGAACCTCGAGAACCTCCCGGGCGGGCGCGGGTACTACACGCGGATCTGCATCGGCAAGGGCGAGGACTTCATCAACGTCTACGTCCGGGGTCGCTACGGCTTCGTGAAGGAGGGGAAGCCGGTCTTCCCCACCTACAACGACGCCATGCACTGCAAGGCCGTGGTGCCCAACGTGAAGGGCGCCATCCTGCTCGGCATGGACTTCGGGCTCACGCCGGCCGCGGTCCTGGCCCAGCGCGCGGGCGGCTCCGGGCAGCTCCAGGTCTTCGACGAGTTCGTCTCGGAGGACTTGGGCGCCGTCAACTTCGCCCGGCTCCTGCGCCAGAAGATCGCCAGCGAGTACCCGGGGCGCTCGGTGCGCGGCTGGGGCGACCCGGCCGGCGAGGGGCGCTCCCAGGTCGACGAGCGGACGCCCTTCGATGTGGTGAAGGAGGCCGGGCTCCCGGTCGACCCGGCCCCGACCAACGACCCGCGGCGCCGGCAAGAGGCTGTCTCCGGGCTGCTGGGCAGGCTCACGCTGACGGGCGAGCCGGCCATCATCATCGACCCGAAGTGCCGGGTGCTGCGCAAGGGCTTCCTGGGCGGCTACGCCAGGCGCCGCGTGGCGGTCTCGGGCGAGGACCGGTTCAAGGACGAGCCGGACAAGAACCAATTCTCCCACGTCGCTGACGCGCTCCAGTACCTGTGCGTCGGCGAGGGCGAAGACGACAAGGCGATCACAGGGGCCACCCGTCGGAAGGTGCAGGTGCGAGTGAAGGTTCATCGCGCCGTGCGCGGGTACTGACCATGGACCCAGAGATCAGCGAGTACGCCGCGGTGGAGAACCCCCACGTCACGGTCGACACGGCGAACCTCAAGCGCCGCTTCGACCAGCTCCGGGTCTCCCGGAAGAACGTCGAGGGGATCTGGGATCAGATCGAGCGGTTCTTCTTCCCGCTCGGCTCCGGCTCGAGGCCCTACTCGAAGATCACCGAGGGCAGCGTCGAGTGGAACCGGCCCGACGTTTGGGACTCCACCGCCATCGACGCGGCTCAGAAGCTCGCGGCGTCCATCCACGGCTCGGTGACGAGCCCCGCGGTCCGGTGGTTCAAACTGGCCTGGCGCCAGGACGAGCTCCGCGATGACGTGGAGGCGGCCTCCTGGCTCGACAAGGTGGGCGACGCGGTCTTCAACGCGCTCCAGGACAGCGACTTCCAGCCGGAGATCGCCAGCGCCGACCAGGACCTGGTGGGCTACGGGAACACGGTGGTCGTCGAGGAGTCGGCCTCCGAGGTCGAGTGGGACGGCATCGACTTCGAGACGGTGCCGATCCGTGAGTGCTTCATCGAGGCGGACAGCCGGGGCGGGGTGGAGAAGTTCTACCGCCTGCTGACGTGGACCGCCGTCCAGGTCTGCGACAAGTTCGGCGACAAGGCCCCTCGCGAGATCCGGGACCGGGCCCTCGAGGGGAAGCAGCTCGACCAGACCTACGAGGTCGTCTTCTGCATCTTCGAGCGCGAGGAGGCGGAGGCGCGCCTCGAGGCCATCCGGGACCGCAACCGGGAGCGCCGCAAGGCCCGCGAGGAGTCGCTCAAGCAGGCCGACGCCGAGACGCGCCAGGCCTTCGGCGAGGGCCGCCCGGCCCGCGCGCCGCGCCAGGTAGAGCCGGATGAGCCCACCTACCCGCTCGCCCCTCATCTGCGGCCGGTGGGCTGCGCCTACTTCATGGCGGAGAACGGCGAGCGGCTCGGCGAGGAGGGCGGCTACTACGAGATGCCCGTCTGCTGGGCCAGGTGGCAGAAGACCAGCGGCTCGCTCTGGGGCCACGGCCCCTGCGGCACGCTGCTCCCCACGGTCAAGGCGCTCAACGCCTGGCTCGAGGCGGAGCTCCAGGCCGCGGCCAAGGTGGTCGACCCGGCCTTCGGGACCACCGAGCGGGGCATCCTCTCCGACCTGGACCTCGAGCCGGGCGGCATCACGGTGGTCCGGTCCAAGGACGACCTCTGGGTGATCGAGTCGGGGGCGCGCTTCGACGTGTCCACCCGGACCATCCAGGACCACCGCGCCATGATCCAGCGCGGCCTGCACAACGACGAGCTCACCTTGAAGGACTCGCCGGCCATGACCGCGGCGGAGGTGCATGCCCGGTACGAGCTGATGAACCGGGTGCTCGGCTCGACGCTGGCGCGCATCGAGTCGGACCTGCTCTCCCCCATCGTCAAGATCACCATCGGCCACCTGATGCGGGCGAAGCAGCTCCCGCCCGTCCCGGCCTCGGTCCAGAAGGTCATGGGCTCCGGCGACAGCCACTACAACATCGAGTACCAGGGCCCCCTCGCTCGCTCCCAGCGGACCGACGAGGTGGCGGCGCTCGAGCGGGTGCTCGCCTTCGCCTCCGCCCAGATGAAGATGGGCGTCCCCTTCGAGTTCATCGACGCCACGGTGGACATGGCGGCGGCGCTGCGCGGGATGGCCAAGCTGCTCGGCGTGCCGGCCAACATGCTCAAGCCGACCGCGGTCTACGACCTGGCGGTGAAGCGGATGCTCGCGGCCCAGGCCCAGGCTGCCGCGGCGCAGCAGGCCGAGATCGAGAAGGTGAAGTCGGAGGCCGCCGCCAACCACGCCCAGGCCCAGGCCTCGCTCCGGCCAGAGACTCCTCCGTCTGGCGTCGGCGGGCTCACCCCGGGCCCGGTGCCTGCGCAGCCGATGCCCATCATCTCGCCGTCCTTCGGCTCCATCTCGCCCTTCGAGCAGTCTCCCCCTGGAATGTGAGGCAACCATGACCTGCGACTTCTGCGGCTTCGACCACCCGCCCTTCACCTACCCCGACACGGGCGTCGCCACGGGCGAGCCCTGCGCCACCCTGCTGCGCGAGAAGGCGGCGCGCGAGGTGGAGGCCCTGGCGGTGGCCGCGCCTCCGCCCGCCCTGGCCTTGGTCCCGGAGCTCCCGCCGGAGTCGCCCGTCCCGGAGGCCGCGCCCGTCGAGGCGCCCGTTGAGCCGCCGGCCGTCGTCGAGCCCGTCCTCGAGGACCCGGCGCCCTGATGCTCGCCCCGGCCGCCCTCGCTCTGCTGCTGTCGGCTCCGATACAGCTCGGGCCTGGTGGAGTCGTCTGCCCGGCGGGCCAGGCGGTCACGGTGGTCACGGGCACCAAGCAACCATCGATCTGCTCGGCGGTCGGCGCCACCACCTCGCCGACCATGGCTGTCTACGCCCGCGCCTCCGCGCCCTCCTGCGGGGCCACCTGGCTCTCCCGCGAGATCAGGGTCCATGACGCCGGACAGGCCGACGAGACTTGGGTCTGTGAGTTCGACGTGGCGGGCGGCTACACCTGGGCGGCGTACTCGATGGCCCCGGAGCCCGGCGTGGCTGGGACGATGGCGAGC